TCAGACATTGATCGTTCTCCTGACAAAGGGGCCCGGCCCGAATTCATCCGATAGCTGCGCAACTTCGATGATCAGGGCGCTGCCCGGTGGAATTTGCTGCCAAAGCACGGGTGAAATGGTCCATTCCGGGGTCTCGGCCACAACCTCGGACAGCAAGGTCTCGGCTTGCAAAAGCCGCAGCAGATATCGCTCGCGCGTTTCGCCCAGCGGAATATCAGGACCGTCCCAACCATCCGCCGCAATGCGCCCGCGTCGAACCCATGTGATCTGCCTTTGCGCAACATTCAGATGGCAGGGCGCCAAAGGCCGCAAGCCCGCGCCGCGAAAGGCCATGTCGATCTGGCGATAGCTGGGATCATCTGGGCCGCGCGATGCCGGTCCAATGCGCCAGTGACGCTGTTGATTGCGGGCCGAGGGGGCCAAATCGACCTGTCGCGCCGCACCATCCAGCAAGACGACGATACTGCCCGCAGGCCAAACCTCGGGCATAAAGGCATCTGTCCCGGCCTGCCCCCGCAGACGATGGCTGATCTCCCACAGATCGGGGGCAATCAGGGTGGCCTGCGCAAATTGGATCAGCTCCCAGCCCTCGGGGCTGCCATCCCCGATCGCCAACAAATTGGCCCCGGCCAACAGCCCCGCCTCGGTGACGCTTTGCAACCCGCCCCCTTTCAGCCGCACCCGCAACGCGGGGCCACGGTCCCAGACCCCTGCACGCGCGGCCGCCAAAGGCGTCTCGCTGCGCCCGATCACGCCGCGCCGGTCCAGTTGGGTATTCAGCCGGTAACCACCCTGAACCTGATCGGACATCCAGGCCGAGACCTGCCCCGGCCAAGGCGTGGCAGTTGCGGCCAGATAGGGCGCATAAGGGGCCTCATCCCCGCGCAAAAGCGGCAGGTCCAGAAAGACCGGCCACACGGGAACGGCAGGCGTGAAGGGGCGCAGCGCGACGGTGTCGTCGCTTGCGCGTGCCGCGCGATACACCCCCGGCTCGACCCGCACCGCATCAAGAACCTGCCCGCCTGCCCGCTCGATCCTGTCGATGCGCCAACGCTTGGGGTGCCCGCGATCCTCGTGGACAAGGACCACATCCCCCGGTCCAATATCGCTGCGCGAGGGTGGCAAGGCAAAACGCAGGCTATCGCGCGCAATCACCGCCTCCGAGAGCCAGCGCTCAGCCATGGCCCGGCCCTCGGCACGGGTCAGAACCAAGGGCAGTTCGCTATCGGCGACCTGCGCAAATTCCCCATCAGGCAACATGGCCTCGGCAGTGACGGTGCTGAAATCATTCCCGGCCTCGATATGGGTCAGCCGGATGCGCCCGGCAATTTCGGCCTGGGATGCGCGGACAACCTCAAAGCCCGAAACGCCGTCCGCCAGGGCCAGATCATCGCGGGTGACGGATGCATCCACCCGGGCATCGCGCGTCGTGAAGCGTAAAACGCCGTTTCGTTCAACCGCATCGAAACCATAGGCCAGCATCAAAGGCTGCAAGGCCGCACGCCCGGTCTGAAGCCCGCCAGGGGCATAGCCCCGCACCACGCCAGACAGCCCCGCAACGTCAAAATGGCGCACGCCGGCCTCAAGACAAATCTCGGCCACGACATCTGCCAAAGGCGCGGCCGAGGCACGGCCATTCAGCCAATGCCCACGCGCCCATGCCCCACCATCAGACCACAAATCACGCCGCGCCGGAAAGGCCGGATAGGGTCTGGCATCCCAGCACCAAACATGAGCACGCGCCATATCGACCATGCGCCCGGCCGCCATCCGTCCGAAGGCCGCCCGGGGCGGGTTATGCGCTGGATTGCCCCAATATTCCGTCATTGCGCGCAGATAGGCCGCTTGGATGGCGTCATCGCGCTGCCCGTCCGAATAATAGGGCAGCTGTGATTCCGAGCTATGGGCATCCAGAAACTTATTGGGCTGGTTGGTGCCCTTATCAATCGCCGCACAGCCCATCTCGGTGAACCAGATCGGCTTGGATCCGGGAATCCATGCAGTTGGCTGGCTTTGGCGCGCACCTTTGATGCGGTCGTGATGGGGGCTGGACCACCAGTTGCGAATATCCTTGTAGCGCCAGATCCATGGTTCGGCATAGGCATCATCGGTGATCGGCGTACGGATCTGCGCGTCGCGGTCGGCGTCGCGGGCATAATACCAGTCAAAGCCCTCGCCGCCGGCTACATTGCTGCGCAGATAGTCAGGGTTGTCGATGCGCCGCCATTTGGCGTCCAGGTGATCCTCGCCGTCACGCCAATCCGATAAAGGCACGTAATTGTCGATACCGACGAAATCGATATCCGGATCGGCCCACAGCGGATCAAGGTGAAAATGCACATCGCCATTGCCGGGATGATAGCCAAAATATTCCGACCAATCAGCAGCATAGCCGATTTTCACCGACGGGCCCAGAATGGTACGAACGTCGCGTGCCAGGCGGCGCAGCTCGGCCACAGCGGGAAAGCTGCCATTGGCCCCGCGAATGCGCGTCAGACCGACCATCTCCGAGCCGATCAGAAAACTATCGATGCCTCCGGCCTCGGCGCAAAGATGGGCGTAATGCAAAATGAAACGCCGATAGGACCATTCATCGGGGCCTGAATAGCTGATCTTTCCTCCGGCCCGACTGAAGTCATCAGCCAAAGCTGCGCCAAAGAACCCCTGGACCTCGGCCTCGGCGGCAATCGTGCCATCGGGGCTGCCCGTGCGGCCAAAAGCGACAGAGCTGGTGATGCGCCCACGCCAAGGCATGACGGGCTGCGATCCGGAGTTCGTCCAAGGGTCCGGGCGCTGGTTGCCGGCCAGCTGCTCCATCAAAATGAAGGGATAGAAAACGGCCCGCTGACCGCCTGCGGCAAGCGCGCGCAGCGCCTCGATCACGGCGGCATCGGCGGGCGTGCCACCATAGATCGGGCGATCATCCCTGCGCGCAACCTCAAGTGCCGAACTGCGGCCGATCCCGCCTGCGCGCCAGGGCATTTCCTGGCCTTCCGGCTTGCGGGCCTCGACCTTGGGGCGGATGCTACAGTGATTGACACGCAGATCATCACCAAACCACGAGACCACCAAGGACACAGATCCCACACTGGGCAGCTCGCGGCGCAACCCACGCAAGGATTGCGCAAAATCCGTCACCCCCGAGGCCAGATTCCGGTTGGCGACGCGGGTTTCACCCAAACCAAGGTCAAAGCTGACCGGAGTGGTTGCCAGCGCATATTCGCCCGTAGCCGGAATAAGGGCCACCGCTTCGAGCTGACGCGACATGCCCTTTCCACCTTTGGCAGCACGCAAGACCTCGAAGCTGAACTGGGGCACGCGATTGCCCCAGCGTTCCAGCCCCAACTCCTCGATGACCGCATAGGCGATGCCGCGATATGCCGGTGCCTCGCTGCCCTCGATGGCCGCGATGACCGGATCGGGCAATTGGGTCTCGGTGCCGTGATAGATGCGTAAATCCAGATCATCGACCGAGATTTCCTCGCCGTCGGCCCATACCCGACCCACCCCCAGGATCGGCCCTTCGCACAGCCCCAGCGCAAGGCTAAGACGATAGCCCACCTCGGTCACACGCGGTCCTGCGCCCTTCCCGCCACCCTGAGTGTGGCGCGTCTCGGTCAAAGGGCTGGCCCAGATGACATGTCCCGCAAGGCGCATCTGGCCCCACAGGCGCGCAATCGGTGTCCCTTCGCCTGCAGTCTGGATCCGCATCCGGTCAACACGCCCAGTCTCGACTGCGCGCGCGCCCTGTCCCAGAATACGCTGATCGATCGCCCTTCCGATCGAGGCACCGACCGCGCGCCCAAGGACCGCCCCCGACAGGCCAAGCACCGTTCCGCCAAAGCCCGCGCCAAGCGATGCCCCGACCGCTGAAAGCAGTATCGTCGCCATTGCGATCCGTCCTTTCGATAAATGCTACAAACGCGGAAAAGCGAAGCGCCCCGCGATTTTCGCGCGCCACGGCTGGGTCAACGGGCTTTCAACGACCCCGTGCCTGTCATAGGCGTGAATAAAACTGGCCCCAGCCCCCGTGGTCAGCTGGATGCCCAGATGCTTGGCAATTGCGCCGGTGCGCATGCGAAACACCAAAACATCGCCGGGGGCCTCATGACTGGCCCAGGTTTCATCACCGCACCCAGCCGTCATGTTGGGCTTGCAAACCAGATGACGCATCGCGGCCTGCAACAACAGCTCATCCCCGCCCAGTTCGCCCCAATCAGGCGTATAGGGCGGCGGCGCATCAGGCTCATGGGCGCCGATGTCACGCCACACGCCCCGGATCAGGCCCAGACAATCCGTCCCTACCCCTCGCTGAGAGGCCTGCTGCACATAAGGCGTTCCCAGCCATCCACGCGCGACAGCCACCACATCCGCCCTCATGTGCTGCCCGCCCGGATAAGATGGGGGGCCAGCAGCCAGTCTTCGGTCGGCAAATGCGGAAAGCCGCGAAAGTTCAGGAAATTGGAAAACTTCAGGCGACAGGTTTCGGCACGTTTGTCACAGCCTGCGCTTAGCCGCAGCAGATCCCCTTGGCCGGGGTGGATGCCCAAACCGGACCATAGCTCGATCACCCGCCCCTCGGCGGTCTCTTCATCGTTTTTGATGACCCCGCCCAATCCGGTTGCCGCCCCGCTCAGGACCTCAAGGCGGCCGCGCTCAAACCAGCCCGGCTCATGCCCTGACAGCCCCGACAATATCAGCCGCACACCATCCTTGTGGCTGATCACCGCAGCCTCGCCCTGATAGCCGGGCCTGCTTAGGTCCATCCGACATGCTCCATCGCCCAGGATGGCGCCACAGCGCGGATGATAGACACGCCCCTGAACCCGGTTCAGCGGCTCGCAAAGCCCGCGCAGTTCGGTGCGAAACGCCCCGCCGTTGCGGGAAACCTCGCCCAGATGTCCGCGAAATATCAGGCGGCGCTTGGACGAATCGGTCCAGTCCACCTCCCAAAGATGCACCTCAGCGGCGTCCCAGCGCCCGCTCATCAGGTCGATCTCCGTGATCGCGTCATCGGAGAGAATGCCCATGGCTTCGGTATTATCCACCGCAAGCCCGGCTACCTGAACCAGCGATTGCGCATTCAGCCCGGCATCAGGACGAAAGACCAGCCCGTCAAATGTCAGCGGCTGGTCGTGATCGGTGAAACCCAGAACCATGCCGTCGCGGCGCGCGACCGACCAGGCCCGCGCAAGAAAAGCCCCGCTCATTGCCGCACCTCGATGATCGGGACCTGTGGCAGGTCTCCGGCCCGAAAAGACGCCACCGAGACCGCGATATGATCGCTGTCAAAGCGGACAGGAACGTCGAATTCGAAACCTGCACTCACCACCGCACCCGGCCCGGGCGGCGCGATGAAATGAACGATACCCGTCGCATGATCGACCCGAAAATCCACCACCTCGCGCATTTGATCGGCACCAATGCCGATCACAACCGTGCCCTCGACCGGCTTTGTCACCACCCGCCCATAGCGCCCCGGCCCCGAGGCATAATCCTTGCTCAGCTGAAACTGCGTGCTGCGCCCATCGCCATGCCCCAGGATCTGATCTTGAAAATGCGGCACGCCATTGGGCAGGCTGCTTTTGTAATCGGCCCAATCCTTCCAGCGAAAACCGTGCAGCTGTCCGGCCCGGGCCTCGAAAAACGCGATCAGCGTGGCCACATCATCCAGCGAGCGCAGCCCAAGACCCGCATCATATCGGCGTCGCGAATGGGCCCAAGGGGTGCGTCGTTCTTCGTGACCATTGGACAGGGCGACGATTTCGGTACGCCGCTCGGGACCACCAACTGACCCGAACGAAAGGCTTGCTGGAAACCTGATTTCATGAAAGGCCATCTGTCATCCATTCCTGTCGCCACGCGCCAAAAGCCTGCCCATCTGAGCGGCGATCTGGCTTTGACTGCGTTGAAATCCCGCCACATCCGGCGTCGAGACATTGATCGTCACATTCATCGCGCGACCTTGCCCGCCCCCGTTCGAGGCCACGCCAAGGCGCCCGTCGGCTCCGCGTTGCAGCGGCATGATCGCCTCGGGGCCCGCCTCGCCCATCAGTCCCAGCCCGCCCCGCATCGGAAATGTGGTGGGCTGGGTCACGACGCCGCCGCGCGCAAAGGGCGTCACTCTGCCCGAGACAAAGGCACCACCATTGGCAAAAGGCAGTGCCCCTGCCGCCAAAGAGCCAATGCCTTGCGTGATCGCGCCGGACAGGGCCTGCTCGATGGGGCGCATCGCAACCGCAAAGGCGCTATGCGCAATCGACTGGGCCACCCCTTTCAGCGCATCGCTGAGACGCATCCCGTCAAAGGCCAGCCCCTCAAAGGCGCGGCGCAAGCCACCTCCGATACCGGCGGACAATGTGCCGACCTCGCGGCTGGTATAGATCATCGACTGCCGCAGGCGCGCCAACTCGGCCTCAAAGGCGGCGGTCATCTTGCCACCCTGATCCAGCCCATCGCCCAGCCCAGCCCCAAGACCATCTGCAAGATGGTCAAGCCCGTCCTTGTTTGCCATGCGCAACATCCTGTCGATTGAAACGATTGTCCTCAGGCCGAGACGGCCTTGGCCCTATCGGCATCGGGAAAGCGGGCTGACAGCTCTGCCAACCGATCCCGGGTCATCACGCCCGCGCCGGGGCTGATCCCCAACATCAGCGCCAACTCGCCCGGCGAAAGGCGCCAGAACGCATCCGGAACCAGCCCCAGCCCTCCCATCGCGCGCGGCGACATGCCAACACGCATCAGCCCTGCCCAATCCAACCCCAAAGCGGCGTGGTTTTGGCCAAGATTGTCGGCACGGTCCTTGATTGCGGCTGTCATGTGGGCGGGCCTTGAAAGGCGCGGCTCAGCAATTGCGCCGCCGCAAGTCCCGCCGCCACCGGCCCGCCCTGCAGATCGGCCTGCAGCAGATCGCTTGCCCGACCCGTCCATCCTGCGCCGCGCAATCCGGCCACGATCACCGCCAGGACATCGCGACTTTTAAAGGCCCCGCCCTCAAAGCGCGCGATCATCGCCAGCAGGCTTTCATCGCCCAATTCGGCCTCAAGTTCAGCCAAGGCCCCCAGCGTCAACTTGGCAGGCAGGATTTCGTCATTCAGTCGGATCTCGACTTCGCCTGCGAACGGATTGACCATCTCCGCCCCCTTAGAATGCGACGAATAAAAGCGCCCCGGCCGAGGCCAGCGACACCTCATAGGTGGCCTCGCCGTTATAGGTGCCGGAATATTCCAGACTGGTCACCTGAAACGGCCCCTCGACCGTGCCAAAATCGGGGATCACCACCTGAAAGCGCGGCACTTCGCCGTCGAAAAACACCTGCCGCGCGCGCTCATCTGTCGTGGCATCGCGAAACACCCCCGACCCCGAGATCGAGGCCGAGCGCACCCCCGCCCCGCCAAGCAGCTCGCGCCAGCGCCCCTCGCTTTCGAGGCTGGTGACATCAACCGTCTCGGCGTTAAAGGCAATGCGCGACGCCCGCAGACCCGCGATGGTTTCGAATTGACCATCGCCAGTCATATCCATCTTGATCAACAGATCACGTCCGTTTTGTACCGTCATTTGCTGTTCCCCTCAGCCCAGATCTATGCGGGCACGAAATGTCAGATCGATCCTGCGGCCCGCGCCATTTTCCACCCGACGCGCGGTTGCGCGCTGAAACCACAAGCCGACAAGGCGGCCGCGATCCAGCGTCAGGCTTACCCCCTCCAGCGCTTCAGCCACGGCTGCGGCAGTGGCCTTGACCTCGGCAAAGCCATTGGCGCCATCCGTTCCCGAAAGAACCGAGATCACGAAATCATGGCGCGATCCGCCAGCCGTGGCGTCTCCGGCATCGCGCACATCCTCGGGCCCCAGCGAGACATAAACCCCGCCCGGTGCCGCAACCGGCATGGCATCATAAACGGCGTCCCCGATCAGGCTGGCCAAAGGGGCATTGTCGCGCAGGGCCTGATAGACCGCCCCCTGCAAGGCCAGCGAAGCAGTATAACTCATGCGCGATACTCCTCTTGGGCAAGGCAGGTCAGATAGCGCCCATCCCGCCTGGCTTCGGCCACCGATTGAATTTGAAAGACCCGCTCGCCCAGGCGCAGCCTTTGCTCGGGTCGCGGGCGGCGCGGATCGCCAAAGGGCGCGGCGCGGATGGTGATGCGCCAGCTCACCTGGCTTTTGGGGCCGACCTCTGCGATGCGCTCGCCGCCGGTCCCGGCCACCATTTCGGCCCAAAGCCGACCCTCGGCCCGCCAACTCAGGCGAAATCCGCCATGGCCATCGGGTTCTCGCAGCGGGGTTTCCAAAACCAGCGCCACATTCAGCTGCGGCGCGCTCATCGTTTTGCCCTGCCCGGGCCTGCGCCCAGAATGCGCACCGAACGCCACCGCTCAATCAGGGCACTGACCCCATGCGGCAACGCGGCGCCAAGCCCGTCAAAGCTGCGATCCTCATAAAAGCGTGCTGCCAAAAGCATCACCGCTTGCGCCAGATCGGGCGGAACCTGATCCCAGCTCTCACCAAAGCCAGCGGTGAAATGCAGCGTGACAAAACCGCGATCAGGAGTGGCCGGCAAAAAGCCACCGCGCGGCGCGACCCAGGGGCGCTGCGTATCTGGCACAAGGCGGTATAAATCGGGTGAAACCACCGTTGTCGCACCCAGCCCGTCATCAATTTCAACCTCGTGAAGCGCGTGAACCGGCGCAAGCGGCAAGGTTTGGCCCTGATCATCACGCCAGCCCTCCAGCCGCAGGCGAAAGCGGCGCGTCAGCAACACCTTTCCCGTGCGCGCCTCGATCGTCGCAATCGCTGCGCGCAAATAGCCCGCCAATGCCAGCGTTTCTGCCCCGTCCTGCGTCCCGGCAAATCCCGAGCCCATCCGCAGATGGTCGCGAAATGCCGCAATGGGCAGCGCCTCGGTCGGGGGCGCTGTCTCTTCTACTAGCATCATTTCCGATCCCTCCCTTCCCGCAGATCCTCTCTGCTGCCAGATGAAACGGGGTGCGCCCGCGGCCCTGCCGTTGCGCGCGCGGACAGTTGCGTTGCCGGAGCGGCAAGCAGCCAGCGCACCCCCTTCGCCCTAGATCAGGCGAAGTTCATCAGCTTGACGGCGCGCGGGTCGGTCACGCCCCCGCCGACACGCTTGGTCGCATAGAAAAGCACATGCGGCTTGGCCGAGAAGGGGTCGCGCAGAACCCGCAGATCGGGGCGCTCGACGATCGTATAGGCGGCATTGAAATCGCCAAACGCGATCGCTTTGACGCCCTGTGCCATGTTGGGCATGTCCTCGCAGATCAGGACCGGATAACCCAGCAGATAGGGGGGCTGGCCTGCTGCCAAAGAATCGCTCCACAAGAAGCGACCATCCGCATCGCGCATTCTGCGGATGCTGGCTGCGGTGCGCGAGTTCATGATGAAGGTCGCATTCGCCCGGAATTCAGGGGCAAGCGAATAGACCATCTCGATCAAGGTGCTGGCCGGATTGGCGACAGGAAAATCCCCCGAGGCCCCCGAATTGATGACCCCGATCTCAGAAGAAGTGGCCGCATGGTTTGCCGCCGAAGGGGCAGTTAGCAGGCCCTTGGGCTTGTTCACGCCATCGCCATTGATAAAGGCTGCGGCCTCGGCACGGGCGAATTTCTCGGCGATGCGACCCGCCAGCCAGTTTTCGATGTCAAAAGCGGCATCATCCAAAAGGCGCTGGCTGGCCTTGGGCATCGCCGAAAGCTCGTGGACCGGAATGACCACGCGCTCGATGATCGAGCTGTCGGTTTCCGTGACCGTGGTTTCCGTGGCCCAGCCGCTGCCCATGGCGCCACGCTCGACCAAAACCTCATAGGCTGCGGATTCGACCGTGACGACATTGGCCACCGCCCGCAAAGAAACCCTTGCCAGCAGCGCGTCCTGAACCTGCGCGGCAACCTGCGGAGCGGCCAGAAAGCCGCCGTCGCTGATGGTGGTCATGCCCTTGCCTTCCAGCGCCAGACCACGCAGCCCGTCATCATCGCCCTGGCGAAGATAGGCATTGAACGCATTTTGATGGGGCTGGTCCGTATCGGCCACTGTCGAAAGCGGGGCACGGCCACGGTGGGCGGACTTACGGTCAAGGATATTCATGCGGTCTTCCTGCTTTTTAAGTTGATCCTGAATGTCTTTGCGAAAGTTCTTGAGTTCTGAAACGAACCCCATCACCTCCTCGGCCAGATCTCCGGGCACATCTGTCCCGTCCGCGGCTTTCACCTCGGTCATTCCTTCCCCTCCATTGTGGTGAACTCTTGGCGCTTGGCCGGTTAGCCCGCGCGCAGCGCGCGGGTGGCGACGTGAAACGCCTGTGCCAAAGCGATGGAATCTTCCGACTTCCGCCCGACACGCGCGTCAGGCAGCATCGGAAATGTCACAAGCGAAACCTCCCAAAGGTCCAGCTCGGTCAAGATACGGCGCCCCTTCACGGCACGGGATTTGTCGGCGCCCTCTATCCCCGCCCGCTCGGCCGAGACCGTGCGATAGCCGATCGACAAACCATCGATCGCCCCCGCAGCAATCAGGGCCGCAGCCTCGCGGGCCTGGGCCACCTCAGGCAAAAGCCTGCCCTTGACCCAAAGCCCCTTGGCATCCTCATGGATCTCGTCCCAGACCCCGATCGGACGTGTGGGATCGTGCTGCCACAGCATACGCACCCGCTCGCCCTTCTGCCGAAGCCGCGCCAAAGATGCAGCAAAGGCGCCCGCGCGAACCGTATCTCCGCCCTGATCGGACAGCCCGAACAGGCTTGCATAGCCCTCGATGCTGGTGCCATCCGTCCGGATGCCTTGCGCCCCGTTGCCCCGCACGGGCAGGAATTTCAGTTCAAGCCCACCAACCGTTGAACTCATCTCATCCTCCTTTCGGGGCATATTGCATAATGGATTGAACGGCTTGGGTCAGGATGACCGCGACAACGCCGTAAACCGTCATCCATAACCGGCGCTCCAGCCCCTCGATCAGCGCCTCGATCCGTTCAAGCCGCCGTTCAACCTGCCCGAATTGCAGCGCCATGATGCGCTCTTGGGTTTCAAAACGCTGATCGCTCCAGATCGCAGGCTCTTTCAGAAATCGGCCCCCCTCCATGATCAGTCCTCTGGCAGCGGCGGCAGGCCCAGCGCGATGCGCTTTTCGGCCACCGTCAGGAATTCAGCCGCGCCAATGCGGCGCCAATGCTGATCGCGCTCTTCACCCAAGGCGTGAATCTGATCGGGGTCTGGGCGCAGATCAACTTCGCTGCCCAGATGCTCTGACAGCCACCAGGCAATTGCCGCCGCCACGCGAGACGCCAAAGGTAGAACCGTCAGGCGATAAAAGGCACGGTTGGCCTCGGCGTAATTCGCGTAGGTCGCATCCCCCGGTATCCCCAGCAGCATCGGTGGCACGCCAAAGGCCTGTGCGATCTCACGAGCGGCCGTCTGCTTGGTCTCGTGAAACTCCATATCGCTTGGCGAAAAGCCCATCTGTTTCCAGTCCAGCCCCCCCTCCAGCAACATCGGCCGCCCGGCATTGCGCGCGCCCTGATGATGCAGCTCCATCTCCGTGATCAAGCGCTCATATTGCTCAGCGGAAAGGCTGCCCTGACCATCTGCGCCACGATAGACAATCGCCCCCGAGGGGCGCGCTGCATTGTCCAACAAGGCCTTGGACCAGGCGCTGGCACTGTTGTGAACATCGACCGCCACCGCCGCGGCCTGCATCGGTGACAAGCCATAGTGATCATCAAGCGGGTGAAAACTCTTGATATGACAGATCGGATCGGGCGATCCGGTCATGTCAAAGCGGTGCTTGCGCCCGCTCACCGCATATTCAAAGGCCACCGGCCAACCGTCATCACCCGGCACGATACTCATCCGGTCCGAGCGCAAGACATGCAACTCTGCCGGAAGGCCCTCGCTCCCCTCCCCCACGGCCTCCAGATAGCCATTCCCGCTCAACAACATCTGCCCGAACAAGGCCTCAAGCAATTCTGCCCGCCCCTGACCGGGATTTGGCCTGCGCAGTAAATCCAGAACCGAATGGGCGTCATAGCGCCGCTCACGATCCTGACAAAGCCACGGAACCGCGGCAGCCGCCTCGGCAATCAAGCGAACCGCACGAAAGCCTACCGGATTTCCGACAAATCCATGCCGGGTCACGCTCGCCAAATCCCTTGGTGACCAGACCACGCGCCCCAGACCCGACGCCATCGCCACGATCCGCCCCGTGGCACTCGCCTTCATCTCCATTGCGGGCTTGGCCTGTGCCTGCCGCCCGAACAACCGAAACGCCATCTGTCCCTCCTCACCCTGATCAAAATCGGCCGCGCCCCGCAAAATCCTGATCGGATCACAGCGGCGCACCTGCTCTCTCATGTCTAAATATCCCGCTGGGGTGCGGGGGCGCGCAGCCCCCGGCCTTTACAGCCCGCGAATGGCAGGACGGCTAAAACCTCCGGCGGGTGCGATCATCAGCTCGTGGATGGCCCAAACCAGCGCATCCACCCGATCAGGAGAGCCGCGCCCCTCAAACCCTCTCACGGTCATGGCGCACATCTGATCTTCCAGCTTGCCCAAATCCCGCAGATGCCGAATACGCCCCTGCTCGTAAAGCGCCGCAACCGGCTCGGCGCGCAGCCCCTTGCCCCGCCCCGCACGCAGGGCCCGAAACGCAACATTTGGGTCGATCTGTCGAATGACGCTCTCGATCAAATCGCCGCCTTGGTTCACTTCGGCAACCAGCCGCTCGGCCCCGTGGCGCGCCATTGCCGCGATCGCGGCCCGCGCCCAATCCGAAGGCCCGCCCCGCACGCTGGCATCTTCCAAAACATAGGCCCGCCAATCCTGTACAGGCCCGGCCATGACCACCCCTGCCACCACAATGCCGCATTCATCGCTGGCCTTGCCGCCGGTGACGGCCGGGTCCACCGCAACTACGATCCGGTCTAATACAGGCGCCTTGTCCACCCGCGCCCCCTCGATCATCGCGGTGGTCCAAAGCGCGCCTTCGACATCATCCAGCAAGACCCCCTCCAGTTCTTGCCGGCCAAGCCGGGTACCGGCATAGCGGGCCTGAACTTCAGCCAGAAAGCTTTCTGCCAGATAGGCACGGTTGGCCTCGGTCGGCGCATGGGTGACCACGGTCGAGGCATTTTTCAAGATCGCCTTCAGCACCCCCACATTGCGCGGGGTTGTCGTAACAACCTGCTGGGGATGATCCCCCAAGCGCAGCGCGAATTGCAGCATATCCCAGGTATCATCGGCCTTTTTCCACTTGGCCAATTCATCCACCCATGCCGCATCGAACTGAGGGCCGCGCAACGCCTCGGGCTCATGGGCCGAGAAAACCTGCGCAACCGCCCCATTGGACCAGACCAGCCTGCGTTTGCTTGCCTCCCAGACAGGTCGCCGATCCGCAGGAGAGCAGGCAAGAATGCCGCTATCGCCAAAGACCATCACATCGCGACCCTGATCAAAGGTCTCGGCCACCAGCGCGACACGCCTTGCTCGCCCGGGTGCGTCGGGGGTCGTCCCCTCGACCTGCCGACGCACCCACTCGGACCCGGCACGGGTTTTCCCCGCACCACGCCCGCCCATGATCACCCAGCTTTTCCAATCACCCTCTGGGGGCGGCTGATGGGGCAGCGCCCAGAA